TATAAAGCTATGGTGTTGCGTGGAGAAATTAAAAGCTAATTAAGTGAGGAGTAATGTATGGCAGGTTCAGATGTCCAGAGTACCTTTATAACGGCAGATACCGTTGTTTTGGATGCCGATGGTATCACCACTACTGCAAGTTTAGGTAGTGGAGGAACACTTACTATAAACGGAGCTTTATCCTCTGGTGGTTCAGTGACGTTGAGTAGTGGAAGGCAGGTGACTGTTACCTCCGCAGGTAATGACACAGGCATAACTTTTACTGTTACCGGCACTGATGTAAATGGTACGGCCCAAACGGAAGTTTTAACAGGAGCCAGTGCAGCGGCGGTTACTAGCACTAAGTATTTTCTAACGATTACTGAGATTGCTAATAGTGCCGCTAGTGCGGGTGCGGTAACAGCCGGAATTAACGCCCTTGCTGCTAGTGTAATTTTTGCCGGAAGAATGCGCCTACGCGCTGTTTGGGTAAAAGATTCAGCTACAGCGGGAACCCTGGAGTTTAGGCAGGAAAGTGCGGCAGGAACAGCGAACTTAAAATTCGACACTATTGCCGTTTCCACTTGGGCCTTTAGGGATAATGACATCCCGGATGACGGGATTTTGTTTGTGGACGGTGGTTATGTGCAGTATACCGTAGCAACTTTTGATACCTTAACAGCATTTTATAATTAATCCTTTTACGAGGAGGTATTTATGCCTTTAGTGGATGGTAAGCATTTTCCTTACACAGCAGAGGGAAGAGCAGCAGCCCGTAAAGCGGGAGAAGCCAAGGCCCAGCGTTTGAAGGATGGTGGAGAAGCCAAAAGAAACGAAGAAGGTAATTCCATTGATCGTGCTTTTAAAAAGATGGAAAAGCCTCCGAGTGAGGGCGGTACAAAAGGTACTTTTACGGCGGCTGCAAGCAGGGCGGGGTTTGCCAACTCTAAAGCAGGAAGAACAGAATATGCTAACAAGGTATTGGGGAATCCTAATGCTTCAACTAAGATGAAGCGTAAGGCTAATTTTTACAAAAACTTTATTGCATGAGGGCAAGATTATGGCTAGAAAAAAGCAAGGTTATAGTGCTCGTTTAGATGAGTCCATGGGTGGAAGGAGTGGTAGAAAATCCCAAAGTGAAAAATCACGGCGTGATGAAAGCACAGGCATGGAGAGTTCTACGGGGCGTAGAAAATATGCAGCCGTAGGGACAATGGATAAATCAGGACGAGTGAAAAAGCGAGGGGGCGGTACGGCTGGTGGCAGAACTGCTGCTGACTCTGCACAAGCTGCACAAGCTGGTAGCACTAGCAGAGGTAAAGGATTAGCAAAGTGGGGTGCTGCTTTGACTAGAGGAGGACGGAGACGGGGAATGCAAGAGGGTGGTACGGTTGGTGGCAGAACTGCTGCTGACAGTGCTAGAGCTGTACAAGCTGGTAAAGCCTCCATGCCTAAATTAAAGCGAAAGTGGGATGCTGCTTTGACTAACGCAGGAAAAAGTATAGCGGGGTACAGGACAGGGGTCAGGAATCAGCGGGGAATGCAAGAGGGTGGTCTGGCTGGTGGTTCGCTGTCAGATTTAGGTTTCGGAGGAGGCGCTCCCGATATTCAGCCAGATCTGAGTGGTGTAGCAGAGGCTATAGGAAGAATGCCTTCTGAAGTTGATATGGCTTATGAAGTACCTATGTATGGTGAATATGGTGATCCTTCAATGACGGGAGGTCGGACAGAGGGGTACATACCACGGCATCCAGGAAATGCTTTGGGATCTCAAAATGCTCCCCTTGGTGGTAGAAAGTTGATGCAGGAACCTAGAGGTATGCGGCATGGTGGTATGGCAACAATGCCTTCTAGGAACACCACTGTAAGAGGACCGCATGGTAGTACGGCTACTTCTAAAAACACCAATCAGCATAAGCTAAATGCTATGGGTAAATTGAAAGGGCAATAGATGGCACTCTCCGGTTCTACTGATTTTGAGTTAGATGTTGCTGACTACATTGAAGAAGCATTTGAAAGATGTGGGTTAGAAGCACGGACTGGTTATGATTTAAAATCAGCTAGACGCTCTTTAAATTTGCTTCTAGCTGACTGGGCTAATAGAGGACTAAACAGGTGGACTATACGCCAAACTATTCTTCCCTTGTCCAGCAACATAGCCATTTATCCCGCAGGGACTCTAACAATGTCTGTGGCTTCTTCAGCTAATTTTACAGTGGGGGAAACTATTACTGGTGGCACAAGTCTTGCCACGGCTCAAATTACTAGCCTTCCTGATGCTACTTCCTTTGCTATTACAGTGCCCACGGGTACCTTTAGCAATGGAGAAACAGTAACAGGTTCTACCAGTGGAACAGCCACTACAATTAGCGCAGTAGTGGATTTTAGTGATGTCAATGCCACAATTGATTTATTAAGCACGGTGTTACGTACCAATTCTGGTACTACAAACCAAGCTGACATTACAGTAGGAAGAGTAAGTAGAGACCAGTATATAACTACTCCCAGTAAATTAACCACTGCCAGACCTACCCAGTATTATGTAGACAGACAAATAACTCCTTTAATAAAGTTATGGCCTGTGCCCGATGATGTTCTAGCCTATTCCCTAGTATTTGACAGGCTTTACCGTATGGAAGATGCAGACGGGCAAATAAACACAGTGGAAGTACCCTTCCGGTTTTACCCTTGTTTAGCGGCAGGGTTAGCTTATTATCTGGCTTTAAAACGAGCTCCCAATAGGGTGGGGTTATTAAAAGCCACTTATGATGAAGAATTTGAAAGGGCGGCAGCTGAGGATAGAGACAGAGCAAATTTGGTTTTAACGCCCACTAGAGATTATTACTACATAAATTAATGGGATAAATAATGGCTTTATATGCAACAGGTACTTTTTCAGAAGCTATTTGTGATCGGTGTGGTCAGAGATACAAATACCTAGACCTTAAAAAAGAATGGACAGGGTTTAAGGTATGTCCTGAGTGTTATGAACCAAAAGCCCCACAGCTTTATCCTTTGCCTTCTATTAGTGAACCACAAGCCCTATATGAACCAAGACCAGATATAGCAGCAGTTATGGCAGTTGTGGTAGGGCAAACTGTGTTCCCCCAGCCTGAAAATATAAGTACTCAAGGTATTACATCGGTGGGTGTGGTAACGGTGACAACGACATAATGGCTTTTACTTATGCCCAAATGAAAACAGTCATTCAGGATTATACGGATAATACTGAAACTTCGTTTGTTAGTAATTTGCCCATTTTTATTAGATCGGCTGAAGAAAGAATTTTAAAGGAAGTACAACTTACACTTTTTAGAAAAAACTCATCCGGTACGATGACATCAGGGAATAAATACTTATCGGTTCCCACAGATTATTTAGCTCCTTTTTCTTTAACATTTGTGACATCTGCAGGAGCACAAAATTTTTTATTGTTTAAGGATGTAGATTTTATTCAAACCTATACCCCTGATGAAGCTACTACAGGTACCCCCCGTTATTTTGCTCAGTTTGATGATGATGCTTTTATTATGGCTCCCACTCCAGCGGACAACTATACAACTGAACTGCACTATTTTTATAGACCAGCGAGTCTTACCGCAGGAGCGGATGGGGATACTACATGGCTCAGTATTAATGCGGAACTTACAATGCTTTATGGGGCATTGATTGAAGCCTATATATATATGAAGGGAGATCCCCAGCTAATGCAAGATTATGAAAAACGATTTACTCAGTCTTTAACAGCTTTAAAACAGCTTGGTGAAAATAAACAGGTAACTGACCAATACAGGTCAGGCATGATTATTAGGCCAGCGCAATGAAGGGGGTGGAGGCATCAATGTCTAATGATTTTCAGGTTATGGTTTCTACCACTGAAAACAGAGGTCATACAGCAGAAGAGGTAGCAACCAGATGTTTGAATAGAATTGTTAATATTGCCTCTACTGCTGACCCTATAATTAGACAACAGGCCGAGGCCTTTAAAAAAGAAATTGAGCAAGTAGTTATTTTTTATATGAAAGAAGCAATTAAAAGTGATAGAACAACGGTTTATAATGCTTTGTTAGATGCCGGAGAACCCAAATTAGCCGATTTGATTAGGAGATTATGATATGGCTTTCACAGGAAATTTTATGTGTACCAGTTTTAAAGTAGAAATTTTGAAAGCTGTGCATAATTTTACTAACAGTACCGGCAATACTTTTAATATTGCCATGTACACTAACAGTGCGTCTTTTACGGCGGCTACCACGGCGTATACAGCCACTAACGAAGTATCGGGAACGGCCTATGTAGCTAAAGGCAATA